GACAAGACCTAGAATTTTGACGCCACGAATGATGCCTTCGTCTCGATCCACTTCCATGGCGGCGGACGATGTGACTGCCTCGATTGTGCGAATGGTTCTTGCCATGTGTACTTTGTACCTCTATTGCAATAGCCGTGTCAACTTCTGCGACGTTTTTGGCCCTTCCTAGCCTTTATTTTTGATCGTACTAGGTCAGCGAACCTTGAGCCGGTTGTCGATCTGCTAGGCCGTTTCTTGGGCTCAGGACGTTTTCTTGTTGCTGGTTCGGCTGGAAGATATCCGTACGTAGTAATTTGGCGATGCAATTCAGAACGGTCAGCAATAATGTCGCTGACACGTTTGATTCTGTCAACTCTGCGCCGTGGTGTCTCTGCGACTATTTCGTTGTGCGGTAACAGTGTTCCTGACCGTGGATCGACCATCGCTGCCCACCTGAGTGGTTCTCCGGGTTGCAACTTTTGACGGGCTGCGGCCATACGACGCGCGCCTACGGCCCAACGCCTTTCCGCTTCGCTGGCGTGATCAAACCATCGGTCGTATGTTCGTGGATCAGGGATGACTGACCCAGCAACGTCGGCGAATAATGCTTTAAGTGCGGGATCATCTTCTACCGCTTTAGACGGCTGCATGACCGCTGATAATGTGCATCGGCAATTATACGCAACAGATCCATCTTCCTCGATTGGTGGCCGTGGCATTTGAAGCATAGACGGCTGACCGGGCTCCGGATTGCGATAGTAGATTGTGCCGTGTCGAGCCGCATGATGCGGGCGAACTCTCCAGTCTAGAATTGCGTGAATCTGGTAACCGATGACAAGTGGCCCAAGATTCTCGTACATGGCTAGAGTTGCTTCGGTCGATGCGCGTAGTGATTCCGTGCGTGAAATCCTTCGGGCCGATGTCATGACATTATCGACTACTGGTGCCAGCCGAGCAGTCAATTGTTGTACCGATTCACCTTGGAGTAGCGCCAGCGACACTTGTGCGGCTAGTACGGCAGGCGGTGCCAATTCCGATTGAGAAGCAAATCGTTGTTCCCAGCTTGTGCCGTGTGTTGGCGAATACACAATGCGATCGACATCTTGCTCGTCGTCGTTTGGGAGCAGCATCGCTTCGATTTGTGCGCGCTCGGCTGGGGTAGCACGGCGGCCTTCAGTTACCGGCACAATTGTCCTGTTGGCTATGTTGGCTCTGTTGCCTGCCAACGCCAGATTGATGTATTCGACTGGCACTGATCCAACTAAGTCTTTGGCAGTTTGTATGCGCGATTGCTTTACGATGCGTCTAAGAGTGTCGCCTGTACCAGCGACTGCGGTCTTGTTGATCTCCGCTAGTAACCCAGCCAGCAAGTGTTGCGTATTAAGATTAATTGGTCGTTCAGCCAACAAGGCTTGAATCTTTTTCCAAATGCCTCGAATCTTTCTGTCAATAATGTCTGCGCGTTCGTCAGACTTTACAAGCGTATCTACACGCATGATTCCTTGTCGAGCCGCTATGCGTGATGAAACGTAATTCATAGCCGATCCCTGATTGTGAAGTCGCTTGCTTCTTCCGTGTTTTCTTCAGGCTGATCGTCTTGTTGTTTAGGCGCAACCTGCGGTGCAGGAGCAGGGTAATCGGTGCCGCTATCCTCCTGAGAAACGCTACTGGTGTTACCCATCTGCTCGGCATATTCCTGCTGATTTGTTATCTCGGTGTCCCAGTCAAGTCCTAGCTCTTGCGCAACAGTTTGGCGTGATTTGATGCCCAGCGTCACATAGGTCTGGTTTGCGCTAGCCGTGCCACTTGCGTCTTGAACCTCAAGCTGCGGAGCGGTTGCCACGATGTCAATGTATTTCATCGTGGCCTGCGGAAGCTTTCCAGCGTCGATTGCGTTTTGAATGACCGCACGAATCACTCGTAGGAAAGTTCGCTCGTACAGCTTTTGCAGCCGTTTGCAATGGCGCAGGAATGGCGACTCGGCCGTCATGCTGGAAGCATAATTGTTATTTGAGGCGTCGGCGCTGACTAGCCATTCTGGTGCGTTATGCCGATTCCCTGCGCTGCGTAGCAATGCCTGCATAATCTCAAGATGCCCGGATGAATTAGCGGCCGCTGGTGGTGGCACGTAGTTCATGCCTTTCGGAATGTCCATAAACGTGCCGGACTTGATCTGCTGAAAGTCTGTGCCCTTCTGTGTGACTGGGCTGTACTGAGTGTAATCGGAAGCGGCATTGATGAACGTATCGACCTGCCCAACCGATGAAGCGTCGTGTTGTCGCACACCGGCAATTGCTGCTTGGACGGCTGCACCCTCGCCTAGATTGGTTCGCAGTTTCGTGGCTGTAGCAAATGCGTCTAACGTGTCGTAAGAGAAGTCGGATAGGCCGCGTTTGATGTTTCGCTTGACGTTCACCTTCATATGGATCATTTCATCGGCTGGCACTTCCTCTGCTGACATTGGATTGCTCGATCCATCTTCGCCAGCAGATGCAACGTATGCGACCGAGTAGCCCAGAATGTTGCACACATCGTCAGGGTCGGTTTTGATGCCGTAAGAAAAGTCGTACAAGGAGCCGCCGGGCGGCATGAATACTTGCTCAGGCTCTACGACCCGCACCATCGTGCTGCCGTCTTCTTGTGCAAATAGACGCAGGAAGAATTCGCCGTCTTCTCGTGAGCGAGTAAACAATTCCTGTTCCATTTCCGACCATGCGTTTTCTTCGACAAACTTGTCGATCGTGTCTTGGATGCGAACCATGATGTTTTCGGGCACGTTGCGGTTTGGCTTTGCGACCACATCGTACTGATACCCAGAACCAATCACGTATGAACAAAGGCCATTAACCAGCCCCTGAGCATTTGGGCTCATCGTGGCGATCAGGCGAGCTTGCGCACGAATCAATGACAGTTGCTGCTCGCTATACCAAAATGGAAAGTTTCCGCCGTAGCGTCGATCAGTTGGCTGTGTAATTGGGTAGGCCATCTGGCCGCCGTCTTTGTAGCGTGCCAGCAGGTCCACGTAGGACGACAACCAATAGTCTGAGTCGGCATACGATTCAGTGAGTTTTACCTTGCGCTGCAAGTGATTGATGCGGATTTGTTCTTCAAGGTTCTCACGGATTTGTCGCGGCGATTGTTGCTGCGGCCTGTTGCCGAACAGTCGCTCAAACCATGTAGTCATACTCCAACCCTCTTAACGATTCTTGAGTGACGGCCGTTGTATAGGTCGATCATAACACGCAGCGCCATTTCAAGCGAATCGGGGCCGTCGTCGTGTTTGCCTGTCGGAAAGTCACGCAATTGAGAAACGAGCAGCTTAGTGCCAATGCTATTAGATTTGAACCGGATCGTTCGCTGCGCCAAATATGGCCCAAGGCGACGGATACGAACTTGCTTGGACACCGTATTGACAAGCTGAATGACGGGACAAGGCATGCCAGCAGTCCTAGCACGCTCTTGAATTTGAACAGCCAGCAGTTGTTGGAATTGATTTGATTCGACAGCCACACCATCTGCCTTAAACTTTGTTTGTGTTTCAAGAACGGTGCTGACAATCTCTTCTGTACTGCGACGTTCTAGATTGGCTTCGCAGTAAAGTATCCCGTCAGCGTCCCTACCTAGTTTGACAATAGCGGAGTAGTCGCCGGACTTGCCGTCTGATCCTTTCGACGGATCAACGCCAATTGTTTTGATGACAACGGTGCTGGGCCACTCGTCGAACCAGATCGAATCGGCAAAGTATTCTGACGGCCACTCGCTTCCGTCCGGGTCAACGAATAACCCAGCAAGCTCTTGATCCGCAAACTTTCCAGCGTATTCGCCTTGCAAGTTCTTAATAAATTGCTGGCTTAGGAACGGGTTGGCATAAGTCGAACTGTGATGAAGCGACGACCCCGGTCTATTCTTGCCAAATGTTTCATATGTCCAATGACTTTGGCCCTTCGGCGTGAATGTGGCAGACAACCAGCCCGCGCTGGATTGTTCACGCAGGCCACCGATTGCGATTAGGTAGGCGTCGTGATCCATGATAGATGCTTCGTCTAGCCAGATGCCGGTTAGGTTAGGGCCGCGAAGACGTTCTGGTCGATCTGCTGATCGGAATAGGATTTCACTACCGCCGGGAAGTTTAATAGACGGCGGGCTGACACGCATCTTGGACGGATCAAAACAATGTAGTTGAATTGCGATTTGTTTAAACGATCTCAACGTCACATCGGCTAACACGTTGTAAGTAGGGGCGATAACCATATACAAACGGCCACGACCTTCA